ACCATGCTCTCGATGACATCATATTTGTCTTCAGGGATAGTTACATAATGTTCTTCAAATAGACTCTTCATTCCAGATATGAATGATTCAGTCATTTCTTCTTTAAGACCAGATTGAACTGCAAGTTCGTTCTCTTGAACCCACTCGTCAGCAACATACTCAAGGTATGAATCTACACGGTCTTTTAATTCTTCTTTAATTGAAGCAATCTCTTCAACAAGTTTTTCTTCGTACTGTGCAGTAATCTGCTCAGAGATTTCTTGAACTTTTGAATTGATAGCAGCTTCAAATATGGTTGCTGCTTTTGCTTTGAAATCTTCTGAAAGATCTTCTCCTTCAACAAGAGCATTAATATCAGCTTCGATGTCGATTTCGACTTCTGCTGTTTCTTCCTCTTCGATTTCTTCAGATTCTGCAACCACTTCATCCGTTGTTGTTTCTTCTTCAGAAACTACTTCGTCAGTAACTACTTCATCTTCGGCAACTACGTCACCTTCGATTTCTGTTTCTTCCATTTTTCCACCAGGCATTGCATCTGCTGGTTTTGCACCTTTGTTTACAACATCCTTAACTTGCTTAAGAGTTGTACCAGGTGTTTTTAATTTAGCACTATCATCTGTAGGGCTATAGTTTTGTGGAGTTGGGCCACCTAAATCTTCATACGAACCAGTTTGACCAGGAGTTGTCCCAGTTAGACTTGGCATCGCATCAGCTTTAGCAGCTCCTTTAGTTACTGCGTTTTCCATTTCTTGTAAATTGTTGCTACCAACGGACATTGTTATTAAAAATTAATAATCTGTATTTATTTATAGAACTTAGAGATTAGAGAGAAAATCGTTAAAAAGATTTAACTTATGCTCTTCTAATTTTCTTTGATCTACAAGAGTGTTGATTCTCTTTTGTGTTTTTTCTGCGAGTTGTTCACGAAGAATTCCTCCTTCCCAAATCCACTCTTTTCCTTCCATAATTCCTGATACAAATGCGTCAGGTGCAGAAGGATCGGCAACGATATCAGCAGCAGTTGCTAACATGAAATCTTCACCTACAACTTTGCATCCATGAAGGTCTTCTTTGAGTGAACCAACACCACGAGAAGATACTCCAAGTGTTACACCTTCACCGATAAGATTTTGTGCAATCTTACCCATAGGTGTAGAAAGTAATTGTGCCTTTCCAATAAAATTATTTCCTTCTTGTCGAAGAGAAGTAATCTTATGTGATACACGATCAAGGTTTACAGTAGGACCATCAGGATGTCCGAGTTCTCCTAATGCTCTACCTTTACTAACAAAACTTTCGTTGTATCTACCAACTTCTTTTGCAAGAGTTTGAAGTGGATACATTCTTCCATTACGATTTTTAATTTCACCTTGAAGGAATACACCTTCAATATACATTTTCTTTTTAGCGCCTTTTCCTTCGACGATAAATTTAACTCTTGAAACTTCCTCTGTAATTAGTTTCATTAGAAATCTCCTACGATTTGAACTTCTGAAATATGTGTCTTACCACTTCCACGAACTGCAACTTTTACAACTTTTCTAATTTCACCTACCCCATCAGTAGCAGATAAAGTAGCATCACCATAATCTAAAGTTACAGTTCCAGATTGAGTAGAATCAGTTCCAGATACACCAAATGGATTTGGTCCAGTAACTGCTGTAACATCTGCACTTGTGGTATTGATACCAGCAGGTGCACATCCTGTTACTTCAACTTTATCACCAACAACAAATGGAGCTTCTGTTCCAGCTGGAAAACTAAATTTTATTGCACCAGATGCATTTGCAACTGATATTGTTTGAATCGAAGCAACACTTTCCTTAAAAACCATTGAAGTTTTAACAGGAACATATATGCTACTATCATCTGTTGCAGTTGGATCTGTTCCAACCTCAACAAATGCATCACCACCAGCTGGTGTTACTCTAAGATAACCCGACTTTAATGCAATAGATCCACTTGTTGCGTTTCCAGTAACAGATGCTATTTTTTGTACGACCTTGAAAGCTGCCATTTTTTATAATCAACCGTGATAGTGTTATTTATGATTCTTCTTCAGTAGAATCTACTGGTTCATCAGAATCTTCTTCTGCATCTGCAATTGTAGGATCAAACATTTGCATAGCGATACTAGGTTTCTGAGATTGTATCCTCTCAGCAGCCTTACTATACAAGGTGTCTTTGATCGAATCTGATATTTCAGATGATGACTTATCAGTTGCAATCAAGTCAAGTAATTCATCCATATTATTAATGTTATATTAAGATATCTTGACTATTTATATCTCTGCAGACTTGACATCTTTTTGGAACTGAGCATCAGTTTTTGCTCCATCTGCTTCTAAATCAGGTTCTGTAGGAACATTTCCTAAATCTCCACCACCTTCTGGAGGTAAAGGTTCACCAGTAATCGGATCTACTGCACTTGGATCAGGAATAATTCCATCTTTAATTTCTTTTTTAATTATTTCATCTTGCTCTTCAATTTCTTGATCAGTTTGACGAAGAACTTTTGTTCTTACATAATGATTGGAAAAATATTTGCCAATATAAGGTTCAATTGTTGCTAATGTTCCAAGTCTTTCATTCATTAATTCAGACTCTTTTAATTCTGCAAATTGATTATCATATAAGAAGTCATATTGAATATGATCACTTAAAGAATCCCAGTCTTCTGGAGTGATAATATTCTTAAGAATTAATTGTGTTTTTAATAGATTACTGAATAGATTTCCAAATCTTTTTCTAAGTCTTCCTACAAATTTTGCAAACTTTAATTCATCTCTTAATATCTCTGATGAACGACCTAAATTAAATCCACCATCACTTGCGATTCTTGATTCTGGAACACCTAATGCACGGTATAATTTTTTCTGGAAGTATTCAATATCAGTTAATTCACCCAAGTTTTGTCCGCCAGGTAATGTTGTGATTTCAGTTCCTCTTCCACCTTCTCTTCTTGGTAGCCAGAAGTCTTCCATCATACTCATAAATTTACGATCATCTCTAACTTCTCCAGTCGATGCATCATAAACTAACTTATTACGATAACGACTCATTACTTCTTTCAAGTATTGCTCTGCTTTTACTTTTGGAAGATTACCAACATCAATATAGAATATTCTTCTTTCTGGTGCTCTTGATAATCTGTAGATAACAAGAGAGTCCTCAATCATTCTAAGTTGATTAAGTGCTTTGATTGCCTTATGTAAGTAAGATAAACAAGTTCCTTTATTACGATCAAATAATCCAGATGTTACATGACACACTGAATCTTTTGCAATTTTAATTTGTCCTTTGCCACCTGCACCAGCTGCAGTTGAATACATTGATGTAGGATAATTTGGTTTAGGTGAGTAAATATAATATTCATCTATCTCAGGATATTCTGCCTTTTTAGTTCCATTTCCTGCAAGTGGATCTAAAGGTAAATTACCTTTATTTTTTGTCCCTTTCTCTTGACGAACAAACTTCATCTTCATTGGATCAACGTATCTGATCTCTTGAATACCGTCTTGTGGTCTCTTAGTATCAATAACCTTTATATAATATAATCTTCCATCTACATACCAATTTTTAAATATTTCATGGGACTTTTTATCAAAGTCCATCATTTCTTTGATACCTTTAAATTCTTCTCTAATTATATCTTTTATCTTATCACTTGCGTTTACATTAGACAGTTCTATTTCTACTGGTGAATCATATAGATCACTAACTATACCTTCATTTACAACATCTTCAATTGCACCATCACACTCTGGATGAAGTGCCATTTCACGATATCTTTTTATCAGATCATATTCAGTTCTATATACACCTTCTATATCTACATACTGTCCATAAAACCCAGATTGAACAAAATAGTCAACCCCGTCCTCGTTACTACGAGGAACGGGTGAGACCACTGAATCGGGTTTATTATCCGAATCATCAATTGAGAATCCAAAGAGTTTTGCCATTGTATAACTATTTTTCTTTTATTATAGCACTATTTATCAGTTTTAACTTATGCTTTCTCCTCCAGCATTATCACCGACACCTTTGATTGATTCAAAGTATAGTACTTGTAATTCTACCGTAAACTCCTCTATTGTGTCAACTGTTTCGTAAGATAGATCCATTTGACTGATATTTGTTGGGAAAACATCATAGAATCTGTAACTTCTTAATGTAGATCCATCACGATCAAGTTGATGAACATAAGCATCTTCCTGATAATCTGCTGGATTATTAGCACCAGTAGCATC